CTCACCTATCCAGCGCATCACTGGCACAGCCATTGAATTGCCTAGCGCTCGGTAGCGCGGCCCATCTGGGCATTTTTCCGCTCGATTTCCACGGTAAGCGATTTGGGTGAAACCGTCAGGGAATCCTTGTAACCGCTCGCACTCTGTTGGTGTGATCCTACGGACTCGCAACCCCTCCCTAACAGCACCATATCCCTGACCGGGCTTTCCGCCTCCAGTTAAGACCGGCCCAAAGACATCGGACTCATAAATATTTGATTGCTGGTTCTCATAAACAGATACGGGAACCATCGCGTCAGCCTCTACTCGCTCGTTTCCTGTACGACTGAACGGAGGGCCAGTTGTAACAGCGGGAGCAACTTTTTGCCCCTCTTCTCTGCGCGGCGGAGAATCCCCGCACAAGCCTTGGCGCTCAAGAAGTACCGCTGCGGCACGTCGCCAATCTCCAAGGTATCCGACAACGAACACACGGCGGCGTCTTTGGGCCACTCCGAAGTATTGAGCGTCAAGCACTCGGTAGGCGAACCCATACCCGAGTTCTGCCAGCGCCCCAAGGAAGGAACCAAAGTCCCGTCCTCCGTTTGATGACAAGACGCCGGGTACGTTTTCCCAAACCAGCCACTTGGCAGCCTTTCGTTCAGCAAGCCTAAGAAATTCGAGGGACAAGTTGCCACGGTCATCATCCATTCCGCCTCTGAGTCCGGCGATGCTGAATGATTGGCAGGGTGTTCCCCCCACAAGAAGGTCGATTGCTCCATGCTGATCCGCTCCGATTGTCGTGAAGTCACCATGTAGCGGCACATCAGGGTAGTGATGTTGGAGTGCCGCACGAGGGAAATCCTCAATTTCCGAAAAGAATGCTGGCTCCCAGCTTAGAGGATGCCACGCCATCGTAGCCGCCTCTATGCCGGAGCATACTGACCCGTACCTCATGTTTTTCATACCCTCCGAGGTATTAATTCAAACTACAAAACAGATAGTACACCAATGTGTGTGCGTGTACACCCCTTTTTACTAATTAAATGAAATGATTTCGTACCCCGGATCTGCCTCTAATTTCTTTAGCTCCTCCCGGTAATGCTTGGCTATCTCTCGCCGCAGAGAATCGTTGGTCTTCATGTGACCCCGGGCTTTCTCTCGCAAGATTTCCATGTGGCCCTCGCCTAGCGTCTGCTCCAACCAATCGTGAAATGCTACTGGGTTCTCGCTGAAGTGACGGTGGCTGGCATGGCATAGCGTTACAGCGTTATCAAGCGACCACCTCAGTATCTTGGCTCGCCTGCCGTAGATGTGGGCGCACTCAAGCGTATCAGTCCTGCCGGTGTGCAGGCACTTACCATCCCTAGCCCTGACCGCCTTGCTAAACCAGATGTCTGCAGCGTCACGCTTGATCGCCATCAGTGTATTTCCGTACTCTGGTTTATGATGTATTCCATCTCACCCTCAAGCTCTTCAAGCTCGCAACACAAGCAAGTCAACCAGACCTTAATGAAATCAGTCAGCGGCACATCAACCGTAATGCCCTCCGTAAACGTGTCGGTGTATACGTCAGTAAGCGACGGGTCTGACCTGTTAGGCATCGCTGCGCTAATCGTCGATGTCAGTATTGCAATATCTCCGTTTCCCATTGGCATCTTGATGACAGGGATCATACACGCGGCCTCACCGTAATCCTGCCAACCTCGCCATCAACCTTGTGGTAGGTGATGAGCTTTGCGCCGCGCCGAGATACCCATCCGCCTCTCGCTGTATAGGCATCTCTGCCGCTTAACGTAGGGTGTTGCTCTGCTATCGCCCCAGCATCTTCCACCACTCGCTCATGATGGTAATGCCCGGTATGGATATACGTTGTTGTGGCTGCCCCCCACATCTCTCTAAATCGTGGCTCACTAGCAAACAGCTTGTGAAGATTTGCCATCTTTACCTTGTGACCGTGGTGAAAGCCCAGCATTGTCTCACCGTGTAGATAGGCATAATACGGATAATCGTTGTCGATAACCTCAAGCCGTGGCTCATCGGCAAACAGGTGCTTAATGTGCTTCCGCAACCAGATACTCCCTGAGATGTCATGATTGCCCTCAGCAGATATCACTATCACCTTGTCAAACTTCCGTAGCATCATGTAGACGGCTTCAGTCATGACAGACATCGCCATCTCCACTAACTTACCGTACCGCGTATCCGCGTCTAAAATGTGGCCCGACTGCGGCGTCACGCTGAGTATCCCATCCCAATGCAAGAAGTCTCCCAACTGGCATAGCATCCCAGTGCCAGCTTTAGGCGCAGCCTTAATCATATCGCTGATGGAATTTAAGAATACATCCCGGGCTATATGCACATCCCAATCATCGCCGGTCTCTGCTTCGTAAGCGTACATCCCAAGATGAAAGTCCGTTATGGTCAGTAAACTGAGTAAGTCATCGTCGGCAGCCTTTGGGGGAGCTACCCGCTTAAACCTTGGCAGCCCCTCTTGTGCAGCCTCAATGCGCTCAACCAGAATCTCAAACTGCCGTTTTTCATCTGTCTGCGACTTCACCCATTGGCGTACTGGTCTGCCGTCTTCATCGTAAAACGTGGAAACGCCCTTGATCTTATGACCGTCTGGCACCGGGTTATGCCAATCATGCCTTGGGCTGTAGCCGCGTAGCTGCGCTTTCTGCCTGACGGTTGCTAAAAGATTCTTAACAGCGTTGCGGGTTACCCCCATCTTCTCTGCCGCTGCACTCTGCGCCATGCCGTCAACTACGCATAGCTTCACAGCCCTATATTGTTTTTCTGTAGCGCAAAATTCTAGCAATGGATTTTCCATTGTTACCCCCGCTTGAGTGTCATGTACTCCGAGTCTTGTGGGCAAGTCAGCGTAACGCCGTGATCCAGCGCCCACTCCATCACCCCATCCATAAACTCCATCATCTCCCCGCGATCCAACCCGCTAGTCTCCCGCACCTGACCGGGGATCACCGTGTTGTTTATCTGCCTATCCTCCGTTCCTAACAATTTGTATTTTATCAGTTCTTTCATTTTCGATTCAGTTATATCTGCACCCCTTGATTTGAAGTGTTCAGACATCTCCCTGCACCAAACATGAAACAACGCATTCTGAGACAGCGACCGCTTTGGTATGTATCGCTTAACCTTCCACTCAACCGCATACTCCCAGTTCCACTCGCTCTCCAAATATCTTTGAAAAAACTCAAGCCGCTGCCGCAGCTGTTGCTTGTCCTTGACTAACCAAAACTCACTCACCCAAACCTCCGCGCCGCTATAAACTCCATTAGTTCCCCTATTCCTGACAGCTTCTCCCTTGGTATAAAGTAACCCTCACCCTTACCAAGATCTCGACGCTCCATGACTTGCCTAGCCTTCGCCATGCTTATACAGCCAGCAATGTCATAGCGGTCATCTGATTCTGTCTTGCAAACCAGCACCGCTGCGTCCCACGCAAATTTCTCATGGTTAGAAAATAGAAGATTGCCCCTTTCGGTAAACGTACCCTTTACTTGAATGCATAACTCATCATCGCCAGCATCTACAAATATGTCGTTACCAGAGTCGATGCCTAAAGCACTAGCATTAAAATCAACGCCCAATACCTTTGACACCGCTATCTCTGAGCAAATACCGAGCAGGTCAAGATCCTGATCGCTTCGAGTGATATCAACCTTCTTGTTTTTAACGCCACTAGCTCGGGCAAGCTGCCATCGTAACCGGGCCGCCTGCTCTGCTACAGCCAACTCAGAACGCTTCAGCCTCACTTGCATCGCGCCAACTCTTTCTCAATCAAAATGTTGATGTAGTGCCGAGCCTTCTCCAGATCCTGTATACCGCCCTTCAGCTTCCACCGAGATACATATTTCACCACCGCGTGTTCACAGATGCCAAGATCGTTTGCAAATGCGTACTCCAACGGCTGGATCTTCATGGTCTTGTAGTGACTACCGCCGACCTGCTCCGTTTCCCAATTCATCTCTCGCTCCTTGGTATATCTATCCTAATCACATTGGCTGACTCTGAACGCTTGAACGTCTGACCCAGCCCCTCAAATAACGCAATCGTTCCCTCCCAATGGTGGTGCCTTTGCTTGGCTACTATCAATCGCTGATCTACGCCGTCGGTTAGCTCTGCAGCCTCACGCTCCGTTAGGGGTATCCCATCATCACGCTTGCGTTTCGCCATCGCTCGCAGCTTGTTGTGCCATGTGATGATTAACAGGTGCGCCTGATCCGTAATGGTGCTGCCGCCCCTCACGTCAAATCGCGTAGGGACATACTCATCCCCGCCCTGCGCTGGCTTCCTAACGTGATGCACCACAGCAATGTGGATGTTCAAAGCCTCTGACAAGGAGATTAGCTGGTTAAAGAAAAGTCGCTCCCGCTCCGGGTCATCAGTCACACCCATAAACTGCAAGTTATCCAGCGCCACCAGCTTGACCCCACGTTTTGCCATAGCGGAAACACAGCCTAGTGCCTGTAATGGGGTGACGGAGCCTAGCGCCCTATACCACCAGATCCTGTCACGACTCCAATCAATAAAGTCCTCAGCAAAGTGCCGCGCAACGACATCTACGCCAGCGGCCTGCTTGCACATCATCTTGGCGGTGTCTTGCAGCCTCATTTCAAATGACGCAAGCCCCACCGGGTGGTGTTGTGCAGCGTGAACCAGTATCTGACTTAGCAGGGTGGTTTTCTTATGACCATTAATCCCAGCCCAGACCGACACCTCACCGTCCCGTAGGCGCAGCTTATCCTCTGTGTTTGGGAATGGCAGTGGCGTCCCTGCCACATCGCTCTGCACCTCAATGCTCTTTAAAAACTCATCCTTGAAGGCGTCTATGCCGACAACATCAAGCTCTTCAACCTGCGCGTAAATGTCTTGCAGGTCTTTGTCCGTAAAGTCTTCAACCTCCCTCCGAGGGATTCGATTCATACCATGTACTCCGACTGTCCCCTATTACGCTGGCGCTTTTTCTCCCGGCTGTTCCAGTTGCCTAAAGAATGAGGCCAACTCACCATCTTGCTCTTCCCAACATACCAGTTCTTCGACGTATAGAAGTTCACAAAATCCTCTGGGTCTACAAACAGGTACCCCTCCTTCTTGCACTTCTCCGCAACCTCCTCTACGGACGGCGGGACAAATCGCTTAGATTTGGCCCCTTTCTTTTCTAATCTATTCTTATCTAATCTAATCTTGCATGACTCAGTCATGATGGGGTCATGACTTTTATGAGAGTCTTCATCACCAAAATCCTTTAACCTGCTGATTAGCTTACGCATATCAGGGTTGCTGGTCATTGAAGAATCTAGCCTTTTCGCTATCTTCAAGCAAGTAATTATGCCTAAGTCACTTTCAAAGAGTTTTAAATCCACCATGAACGCCATCATCTCATTTACCTTAGTCACTGAGATCCCGGTGTCATGGCTGATCATCTCCGCATCATGCTCCAACTCAAACGTATATTTATCAGCACTGACATCTCCAGCAATTAACTCAACGCAGTACCAATATAGGCCGTAGCCCTCCATTCCGTAGGCCAGCATCAGCCTACGCAGCTTCGCGTCCCTATGCGCGTCAGTATCGTGCTTTACCCACTTCACTAGTTGCCCCCCTCACTACCGTGTCCACAAAC